GGCGTCACGTCCTGCGCCGTACAGTATGACAACGGCAGCGCGGACACGACCTGCGACTGGTCGCTATCCAATTATGGACAGACCATCACCGGGATTGCCCTGGAAATTGCCGCCGCCGATAGCGGAGGCACAGCCCATTCAGCCGCCGCAACCCTGGCAAACACCAGCGAAATGACCGGGGCAGGCTTGCGCAAGCTGGGGACTTCCTCCACTTTTACCACGACATCCGAAATGACGGCGGCAGGAATACGCGGGCTGGGTGCAGCTGCGGCATTGACCCTGACTTCTGAAATGACAGCGGCAGGAATACGCGGGCTGGGTGCAGCTGCGGCATTGACCCTGACTTCTGAAATGACAGCAGCCGGCATTCGTGCGCTTGCCGTCAGCACCCTGCTGGCGATGACATCAACAATGACCGCCAATGCGGGCGGATCGAAGGCGCACACTGCCGAAGCAGCCCTATCCATCACCAGTGAAATGACCGGCGCGGGTATCCGGGGCATTGGGGCAGCCGCCACACTGCCCCTGACTTCCACGATGACCGCCGCAGCCATCCGGGGACTGTACGCAGCCGCAGCCCTCACTACAACCAGCGAAATGACGGCAGCCGCCATCCGGGGACTGTACGCAGCCGCAGCCCTCACTACAACCAGCGAAATGACGGCAGCCGCCATCCGGGGACTGTATGCCAGCGTGGCATTTGGCACGACATCGGAGATGACCGCCGCCGGGATACGAACACTCGGCACATCGGCAGCCCTGGCATTGACAACCGCAGCCACAGCCGCCGGAACCAGGCAGCTGGGCGCAGCCGGGCAGCTGGACATCACCAGCGAAATGACGGCAACCGGAAGCACAGGCAACCTATCGGCAAACCTGGTGCTGACATCCGTGATGACCGCACTCGGCTGGATACTGGCAAAAGGTGCCGGCGCGCGGGTTCCCTACAACGTAGCCAACCGCCCGACCAACAACCGGGATGCTTACGAAGTATCCCATCGCGTGACGCATGAAGCGGGACACACGCGGGGAGGTGGAGATTGAGTACTGATATTTACACGGTAACACAAGCGACAACCGAAACCAGGACGCATTACATTGACTTCACCAACGACCTGCCGGATGGCGTGACCGTATCATCGGCAACGGCAAGCCACACCCCGCCCAGCGGGGGAACAGCGACCACGCCAACAGTGGGCGTGATTGCATCGAACATCGTGCCGGTTACGCTGACTACCCCGACACCCGCCGGGCAGCATATTTTATCGGTGCTGGCAACGCTATCCAATGGGGATACGTCCGCCGCCCGGCTGATTGTCCAGGTGGATTGGGCTGCGGTACGCTCCGGCATGGCTGACCTCATCCTGCGCCTGCGCGGGATGACAGACGCCGGGGCAACCGACTACCAGGTGGCGGGTGCATATTACTGGTCTGACAAGCACTTGCAGGACATCCTGGACGCAAACCGGGCAAAAGTGCGGCTGGAACCCATGCAAGCCATCCCTAGTTATGGCGTGGGGACGGTGCTTTATACCGAGTACCTGACCGGGCTGGCGGATTGGGAGAACAGTCCAACCATCCAGGACAGCACCTATGGCACGGTATCCAGCAGCGGGTACACCTTTGATTCCATCACCGGTGCTATAACCTTCACCGCAGACCAAGCGGGCAGCGCACGCTACATCACCGGGGCGATTTACGACCTCCCGGCGGCTGCTGCGATGGTATGGCGCAAGAAGGCGGCGCACTACGCCGGAATGTATGACATCTCCACCGACAATCACAGCCTGAAACGCAGCCAGCTGGTACAGCACTGCCTGAACATGGCAGCGCAATACGAAACGCAGGGCGGGGCAGGCGTCATCCAATTGGAGAGGGGGGACAATGTTACCCGATAATGAACTGAATGCCATCCGGGATGAACTGGAACGGCTGACCATGCCGGGAACTGCTTACATCCTATCGGGAACGCTGGCATCGGACGGCATGGGCGGATTTACGACCACCTGGGGTACAGCGTCCACCGTGAAATGCCGGCTGGACAGAACCAACACCGGCTATGAAAAGGCATCCGGCGGGGGCGTGGAACCCTGGCAGGGCTGGGTATTATCCCTGCCCCATGACACCAGCGTCACCGTCACCAACCGGGTGAAGGTGGCATCCACCACCTACGCCGTCAAAGCGGTTGACAGCGCGAAGTCGCTAAACTGCGTCCTGCGGGTATACCTGGAGGAAGTCAATGCCTGAAATGGTGATCCGCCTTGACACCAGGAAACTGGATGAGATTGCCGACAAGCTGGGGCAAACCCGCGACCAGGTGCTGAAGAATGTGGCATTTGAAGTGGAATCACAGGCAAAGATAAACGCCCCAGTAGACACCGGCAACCTGCGGGCGTCCATCAACACCGAAAAGATAGAGGACGGCGTGTACCACGTCTCGGACGGCGTGACCTACGGAATTTATCAAGAGTTGGGACCGTCCGGCAGCGGGCGGGTGTGGAAGTACAAGCCCTTCATGCGCCCGGCGGTGGAAGCCGTTGCAAAGAAATTAAAAAGCATGTGGGAGGAGGCTTTAAAATGAGCGTGTATAACGCATTGGGATCAGCGATTTATTCCCGCCTGACGGGGGGAACGGCACTGATCGCAGCCCTGGGCGGTACAGCAATCTACCGCACCGTTGCCCCGGATACTGCCGGCTATCCCCGCGTGGTATTCTCGCACGTCACCGGCGGACCCGACAACATCACCCCCAGCGACAACAGAACGCAGATTGTTCAGATCATGAGCTGGTCTGACAACCAATCCGAAGCGGGCAGCATTGATGCCCTGGTATCCACCCTGCTTCACCGTTATTCCCTATCTGTTACCGGGTACACCGTATGGTGGTGCGCCCGTGAAACCGAGTACAGCCTGGTGGAAATTCCACCCAACGCCGATCCCATCTTTGGGGTGGGGGCTGACTATCGTATCCGTTTAGACCTTACGTAAGGAGAAACAGAAATGGCAGCTTATTCAGGAAGTGCATTATCCCTGTCATGGATTTACAGCGGCGGCACCGTTGCATTGAATGGCGATTATCGCCAGTGCAATTATGAGCCGTCCGTTGCCATGATTAACACCACCGCCGGCAGTGACGCCAACGAGGAATACATCGCCGGCGTCAAGGGCGGGCAAGCCTCGTTCAGTGCATTGATGCAGGCGAACGGCACCGCCATGTTCACGGCATTGGCGGAAGGCACCAGCGGCACGCTGAAAATTTACCCAGAAGGCACTGCGGCAGGCAAACCCAGCATCACCATCCCGGCAATCAGCCAGGGCGTACGCTGGAACATTCCCTACAACGACGCGGTGGAAATCAGCGTCACCTGGACGCAAAACGGCGCACGGAGCTAACCCATGCAGACCGTGAAATTGAGTAATGGACGAGAGATCACGGTGGATATCGGGCGCATCAGCGTCAGGGAGTACCGGGCATTATTCAACCCGGAACAAAAGCAGGATGACGAAGATAGCACCCTGGCGAAAGTGGCAGGTCTGGCGGTGGATGAACTGTTAGACCTGTCACAGCCCGACTACCGGCGGATTATCACCGCCATGCTGGCAGACGCCAAGCAGCCGCTGGACGCTGACCCTTCTTGAGCAAGGCGGTGTATTGTGCCATCGCACACAATGCGCCGCCGCCCTGGGAATTGGTCATCTGGACAATCGCAGAGCGATTCGGCTGGACGTTGGAATATATCGAAAGCCTGCCAATGGAACGGATGTATGACTTCTTCAAGATAGAGGACGGCAGGATGAAAGCTAGCAGAACAGCGAGGATGCGACATGGCTGAAAAAGTTGCGAGTTTATACGCTGAAATCTCGGCGGACACCAGCAAACTACAAAAGGGGCTGGGTACGGCGCAGAGCGAATTAAAGAAAACAGCAACGTCCACCGACCTGCTGAAAAAAGGGCTGAAATCACTTGGTACAACTGCCGCCCTGGGCGCAATTATCTCGACTATTCGTTCCATGACACAGGAAGCGATGGAAGCCGAGCGCGTCATGGCAGCTACCGAAGCCACAATTAAAGCCACAGGCGGCGCAGCAGGATTGACAGCCCAGCAGATCAGCGACCTGGCGGAAGCGGAAAGCCGCCTATCCTCCATTGATGATGAAGTTGTCCAGACCGGTATGAATATACTGCTGACATTCAAGCAGATCGGCAGCGACACCATGCCACGCGCAACCAGGGCGATGGCAGACATGGCTGTGGCGATGGCAAAGGGGGATACATCCGCCGTAGACCTGCAAGGAACGGCAATCCAGCTGGGTAAAGCCCTAAACGACCCCATCCAGGGCGTCACCGCCCTGCGCCGGGTGGGTGTCATGCTATCCGAACAGCAACAGCAGCAAATCCGGGATTTTATGGCAGTTAATGACGTTGCCAGTGCACAAGCGATTATCCTGGACGAACTGGAAAGCGAATTTGGCGGCATGGCGGAAGCGATGGGGAACACCACAGCCGGGAAAATCCAAAAAGCCAAGAACAGCCTAAACAACCTCAAAGAGGAAATCGCAACCGCATTACTACCAATCCTGGGAGACGCCGCCGATTGCTTTACCCTGCTGGTAAACAAAGGTCGGATGCTGAATGACGTTTATAGCAAGCACAAACAGGAAATCATCTACACCAGCGACAGCTATGAAGACTATCTTACAGAACTGGAACGGTCATTAAATCTCATCGGGGAATCCTACGAAGCCACCCTGCTATACAACGATGGCATCACAGAAATGGGAAGCCGGGAAGAATGGCTGACTGACACCAAAGGCGCACTGACAGAAGCGGTATGGGAATACGTCCGGGCGACAGAAAACGGCAAGCTGGAAACGATTGACATGAACGAACAGCTATACAACGCCGTTGCCGCATCGGAAGAAACAAAAGACGGGCTATTTGACCTGGAAGAACAAGCGGGCATCCTCGCCGAAAGCATGGACAAACTGAAAACTGTCATGGCGGGCGCGGTAGGCAAAGAGTACCGCGATTATTACAACACGATGGCGGACATCACCGAAGAAACAGACGACCTC